CAGAGCTGAATACGATTGCAACCAGAAAATCAAGAGGAGGTGTGTAAAATGGCAGGCGGAGCATTAGGAGTAATGATTGGAGAAAAACATACATTGAGAGATTGGGATCTTGGATGGACTGCGATTACTCTTGGTTTTCCGGAACCAAAAACTTATGAACAGGATATTCCAGGGGCAGACGGAACACTGGATATCACAGAAGCGATTACTGGCGGAGATGTGAAGTATAAAAACCGAAACATCTCTTTAGAGTTTGAAACTCCGGACGAAGATTTCTTTCAGTGGGGAATGTGCATTTCTGAAATTGCAAATAATCTTGTGGGTAAGAGAGTGAAGATCATACTCGATACAGATCCTAGTTTTTATTATATTGGAAGATTCACAATTGACGTTGAAAAAACTGACAGAGTAAATGGAAAGCTTGTGATTTCAGGAGATGTTGATCCGTATAAGTATGAAAGATATTCATCCCTTGAAGACTGGGAATGGGATACCTTCAATTTTGAAACAGACATTATAAGAGAATATAAGGGTATTAAAGTCAATGGAGAGTATCAGTTATGCATTCCAGGAAGAAGAAAACGGATCATTCCAGTTATTGAATGTAGTACAGCAATGAAAGTTAGTTACAATGGCACAGAATATTCACTTCTCGCAGGCAGAAATAAAGTGTTTAACATCTGGTTGACAGAAGGAGATAATATTTTAACGTTCAAAGGAACTGGCGTTATTTCAATTGATTATCGAGGAGGTAGTTTGTAAATGTATAGAGTATTGTGTGATGGAAAAGTGCTACATGATATTCGTGATCCAGATTATCATGTGCTTTCACCTAAAATCTCATTGGAACTGAATAAAACAGGAAATCTTGATTTTGGAATGCTTTCAACACATCCTCATGTAAATGACGTAAATAAACTAAAATCTAAGATTGAAGTATATGCAGACGATGAATTATTGTTTTCTGGAAGAAGTCTGACAAACGAACAAGACTTCAAAAACACTGGACAGATTTCCTGTGAAGGGGAGCTTGCTTTTTTGTTAGATTCAGTACAACGTGCGCATGATTATGGTACTGAAACAACAGAAATAGGTCAGGCAGATACGAATATTGAAATATTCAAGAGATTGATTGAAGAACATAACGCGCAGGTAGAAGAAGCAAAGCGTTTTACAATTGGAGTAATCGATATAGATAGCGTAACCATTACAAAATTGTCTACGAACTATGAAAAGACATGGGATTTTCTTGGTTCTAATTTTTTAGGTAAATACGACGGCTATCTTCGAGTAAGGCATGAAAACGGAATCAGATATCTTGACTACGTAAAGCAATATGGGAAAGTAAGTAATCAAGTGATCCGTTTTGGAGAGAATCTGCTTGATCTAAAGAAGTATTCGAAGGCAGAAGATATTAAAACAGCAATCATCCCGCTGGGAGCAGTTGTTGATAATAAAAATGTCGATATTAAAGCGGCAAATGGCCATGATGGAACAGATTATGTATATAACCAAGAAGCGGTAAATTTATATGGATGGATTTATGATAAGGTTGATTTTTCGGATATTTATGATCCAGACACATTATTAGAAGAAGCCAAGAAATATCTGCAAACGTGTATCAATCTGGCAACTACAATTGAACTTACTGCAGTGGATCTTCATATGATTGATGTAGATATAAATTCTATCAGGTTGGGAGATCTTGTTCCTTGCATTTCTACACAGCATGGAATCATGAGCACATTCGGAGATGTGGGCACGTACTATCTTGTAAGTAAATATGAACTAGATCTTGAGAATCCAACAAATAATAAAATAACTCTTGGAAGAACAATCAGTACATTGACAGACAAACAGGTAAACGATTCTGTAAATTTAAAGGCTCAGATAAGTGAAGTTAGAACAGAAATGTACAACCTTCCAGGATTAAACCTGGAACCAATCACAAATGAAGTTTTAGAGGGAATCTTAAATTAAAGGAGAAAACAATGGCAGATAATAATTATCTTGATCAAAACGGTGTCTTATATCTCTGGCAGAAGATAGTAGCAAAGATAACGAATATGATCTCAGGAAAAGTAGATAAAGCAGATGGCAAAGGATTGTCTACAAATGATTATACAACAGTAGAAAAAACAAAGCTCGCAGGAATCGCGGAAGGGGCAAATAAATATGCACATCCTACGAGTTCAGGAAACAAGCATATTCCTGCCGGCGGTAGCTCTGGGCAGATTCTAAGATGGAGTTCAGAAGGAACAGCGGTATGGGGTGCGGACAGCAATACAACTTATAGTGATTTTAAAGGAGCCACGGATTCTGCATCTGGTACACATGGATTAGTACCGGCTCCAAGTACTGGACATAATGAAGCATTTTTAAGTGGTAGTGGTGATTGGAAACGATTAGATTTAATATTGGGTGTTAACCCTGAAAAGCATAAGATGACTATAGGATTGGGAAATAATACATCTTCCAACATCCTTATGCACACATCAGTAGAATTGCCAACTGCGGATGTTAGCATTCCAGGACTTATGTCCCACACAGATAAGGCAAAACTCGATGATCTTCCAACAAATGCAACCTTATCAAGCACATACGCAAAAAAATCCGATATTACTGGTGTGTATAAATATAGAGGGTCTGTGGCGACAGAAGATAAATTGCCAACATCTGGACAAACAACAGGAGATGTTTATGATATTGTAGCAGCGTCATCTTATGGAGCCGCAGGGATGAATATTGCATGGAACGGAAAAGCGTGGGATGCACTAGGGGAAAAATTCCAAATATCTGCGATCACGAACACATGGATGGATACAAATCTTACATAAGGAATGGTGATTAGATGGCAAGTTATTTAGATGAAACAGGACTTTTGAAGCTGTGGAATAAAATAAAAAACTATGTGAGTAATCACACAGGAAACAAAAACAATCCTCACGGAGTCACAAAGTCTCAAGTAGGATTAGGAAGTGTTGAAAATAAATCCAGTGCAACAATAAGAGGAGAAATAACGGCATCAAACGTAAACACAGCGTTAGGTTATACGGCTGCAAAACAGACAGACGCAAATAAGGCGATTACAGGAATTTCTGCCAGTGGAACAACGCTTGTATTGACACAATTAGATGGAACAACAAAATATGTAACGGCAGAGCTTGTAAAAGGACAGATGATCTATTGCTGCAGTAATAGCGAAGATCAGATTTACTGTTGTTAGAACGAAAGGAGAAATAGAAAATGGCATATACAAAGAAAACATGGGTAAAGGGGAATACACCTTTGTCAGCAGAAAATTTTAATCATATGGAGCAGGGGATTGCGGATGCACACACAGATATTGCGCAGTTAAATTCTGATATATCCGGAATGCACTTTATATCGATGAAGTTATCCGGCACATCAGATGCATACGGACAGATGTGGACAGATAATCCAGGTATTGACACTTATAACATCAAGTATACTGATTGCATTACTAATGCGTTTATGAGTACAGACGGGAGATATGGACTTATACATCTCGAAGATATTCCAGGTCCCAATTCTTTCAAATTTAGATTAACTCAGACGGATAATCATGTTCTAGGCAATTGTCCTATAAATAAAACGATTGTTTTGGCTTACAAATATTAGCCTTATTCTTTGCCATAGACGATATAGGATATATTATCACTTGACGGATTACAAACAAACCATGTTTCATTCATTTTAATTTTTCTACTTCCGTTATTATAGTTCATCAAAATGCAAGCGTTGTAAGTATCGTTATATCGATAAGATGTAATCTTATTCCACCATGGACTAAATCATTGATGTATATCTCAGGAAGTGTGATATCCGAAGCACCTTGGTATGCAATTGTTATCTGAATTACGATCTCTTTGTA